TGATATGGTTGGGGCCTCGCCTGATTGTACGACATACACTATTGCAGCAATCAGCACACACAGAAACGGAACAGAACCAAAAAGTGAATATGCTAAAAAATGTGATGAGGTAAACAAACATTTTATAAGCCTTATTGATGAATGGTTGTTGATTAATCCTAAAATGGTTTTCTTTATTGAAAACCCACGCGGGATGCTAAGAAAAATGCCATTTATGAAGGGGTTTAAAAGGCACACTATCTGGTATTGCCAATATGGAGATGATCGAGCAAAACCTACCGATATTTGGACTAATTCTAAAACATGGGTTCCTAAATTGGTATGTCGAAATGGGAATAAAAAATGTCACCATCAAGCAGCCCCAAGAGGGTCAAAAACTGGTACACAGGGCCGAAAAGGTAGTTTTGATAGGTCAAAAATTCCTGTTGATTTATGTAGGTCGGTTCTTAATAGCCTCTTGATAACTGATTCTATTGAAATTTTGGAATTATTTTGAAAGAATTTTGAAAAAAGTTTGCATAATTCAAAATAAGGCGTATATTTGTATCAGATTTAAAAACAAAAACAAATGACAACTTATCAAAAAACATTAATCGCTTACGCAAATGGTCAAAAATCAATGGCTTTCTTAGCTTTTAAAAATGACCCTACATCTAATAAAGAATTAAATTTTAATCAGTTTTGCATTGCATTTGATAAACTAATGATTCAACATAAATGTAATAGACCAATAAACCCTATTTCAAAAAAACAAGAACTGCCAATTTGGGAAGCATAATGAATAATAAAAAAGAAACGAGAGGGGGCAAACGCCCCTTTTCTGGTCGCAAAAAAGCTCCATACCAAACTAAAACGATTGCTTTTCGTGTCCGCATCGAATGGGTCGAAGAGATTAAGTTAATGGTAAAAAATAAAATCAAAGAATTCTCAAAATAAATTTGTTCGTATGAATATACCGTGTATTATTGGCAGTACTTACCAGAATTAAACCACTAACCCATTCCAATCCAATCAATAATCCGCAAGGCCATAACAGACCATTAAAATAAAACAATAATCATATGAAACTCCTCCTCACAATCCTGCTGCTACTTTTCGCAGCCGTTCCGGTAATCGAACACAATGAAAAGAAGATGAAACGGAATCTGTACATCGAAATCAATTATTTTATTTATATTGCAATGGTGATAGATTTGATTTGTATTATTTGGGTTTATTAACCCATCCGGAATTACCGGATAACTGAAATAAATCTTTTGCAATTCCAAACCTATTAATTACCTTTGCCCTGATCCGTTTTCATGTTGTTTTATCAATTTCTGAACAGGCCCCATAAAAGGGGCTTGTTTGGTTTTGATAAATATAGTTTATCTTTGCTTTGTATTTCAAAGTGAAACAGTCCTAAAACAGTCCATTTATGCCAAACCCACAAAACGTAGTCGGTAAAGGGACGCCGTTCAAAAAAGGCCAATCAGGAAACCCGAACGGACGGCCTAAAGAAATCCCAGCATTAAAAGAATTGATGAAAAAAATAATGTCCACCGAAGATAAGAACGGGATACAAACCGCTGAGCAGATATTGGAAGCGGTTAAGAAACGGGCTTTGGATGGTGACATAAAAGCCGCTGAGTTACTTTTAGACCGGGCTTATGGTAAGGTTGTTACGCCCGTTGCCACCACCGACTCCGAAGGCAAGGACGTAGCACAACTTAACATCATTGCGCCCGTTGGCTTAAAACTTGAGTTCCCAAATAATACGGATGGAGCAACTACATAGCCCATTTGTTAAACAACCCGATCCGCTTTATTACGCAAATCTATTTGCCAATGAGCGAATCGTAATCAATCAAGGCGGTACATCTTCAGGTAAATCGTACTGCATTATGCAGGTACTTGTGACCATTGCAATGGCAGCACCTAACTACGTTATAACGGTTGTTAGTAATACGGTGCCGAAGCTAAAAGAGGATACAATGCGTATCATGGCCGAACTTGTGGCGAATAATCCGTTGGTTAAACGAAGCGTTAAGGACTTCAACAAATCGGATAGGGTTTATACATTCAAGAACGGCACTATAATTGAGTTTAAATCATTTGAGAACGCAGAACAAGCCAAAGGAGGTAAACGCCATATTTTGTACTTAAATGAAGCTACAAGGGTGGACTATATGCTTTTCTTTGAAGCTAATATGAGGACGTATGTAAGGACGTATTTAGACTATAACCCTTCATTTCGGTTTTGGGTACATGAGCGCATCATCGAGAATAAAACCGAATACCCATCTGTTAAGGTGCTTAGGTCATGGCACGTTCATAACTCATACTTACCACAGGATATAAGGGATTCAATCGAGCGCATACAAGACCCTGAACTATGGAAGGTTTATGCCAGAGGCTTAACGGGCCGTTTATCGGGTGCGGTTTATCATTTCGGGGTAGTGGATTCGGTTAAGATGGAGGACGTGTCCAATGTCATTTGGGGTTGTGACTTCGGATACACCAATGACCCAACGGCATTAGTAAAGGTCTATGTAATGAGGCCGGGCATGGAGTGGGATTACATCGTACATGAATGCGCCTACATTACGGGACTAAGCCCGGCAGCTATTCAAGAACACGCAACAGAGAACGGCTACAAGTCGGGGCAGGTCATGTACTGCGACCATGACAAAGAATATGTGCTACAACTCAGGCGCTTAAAGGTATCAGCGGTGATGGCCGAAAAGAAAGAGATCATGCCCGGCATCCTGCACGTTAAACAAAAGCGCATAGCCTACACAAGGTCATCGAAGAACATAGCTGAGGAAGAAAAGAAATACAGGTTTATCGAAGTCGATGGGCAGCCGACAAATAAACCAATGGACGCATTTAACCATGCTATGGATGCGCTTAGATATGCTATATTTTCATACAGAAATAGAAAATGATGTATATTTGCAAAATGAAACAACTTTTACCTATTATCGCCATCTTCGCCATATCATGCACAAGAGGCGACAAATACACCTGTAAGGGCGTGAAGGATGGACAGGTTATCACCGAACAACGTAGATTTAAACCAAGTGAACTTGAGGCATACAATCAAACTCCGATATTTTGGAAGATAGATACAGATTTGAACCGTATAATGATTTATCCAGAATGCAAATAGGTACTGCAAGGTCTTTGTTTTATGAGCAATATGCCCGTGATAAGGTATGGGCTAAGTTGCATGAGTTTGAGCAGTCAGGCATTGGCAATGAATGTGATGTCTTATTGGTGTGCAATGAAAAGGTTAAACATTGGGCGCTTACAACTTATTCAGACATTTACCAAATAAAATATTCGGACAACGGACACTTCATGAAGATTACTTTTATAAAAAATTTGCATAATTCAAAAAACATTGTTTAATTTTACAGCGTGACTAATAGCGCAAATGCTGTATTGGATGAAATCCGGTGTAAGCAAACTATCACAGAAGGCAAACTAAAAGGCAAAGTTTGTGATAAATTGCTTATGAAGGGCAAATTTGCTAAAGGCACTAAGATTAGTATAAGGTGTAAGTCCTGCAAGGGGTACACTAACAAAACATACTGATAAAAACAAGGCTCAGTAATTAGAAGCCAATAACCATTTAAACAAGTGGATATTGGCTAATTTTTTTTCAAATCTGTTCAAAAAGAAAGATGCTGTAAAGCAGCAAAATAGGGTCATTGATATATCAAAGCCTTATGAATTCTTTTGGTTAAACGGTGCTATCAAATGGGAGAAATCAGGCACACCGGATGGAGTGCTGAAGGCATTGAAAGAATGCCCTGTTGTATCTACAATAATCAATAAAGAAGTTGAGGCGTTTGGCAATGGCTTGACTCAGATAGTCAATCCCGAATCAGGTAAGGCCGTGCGCGGTGCGTATGCCGAAATAGAAAGCATCATCAAGAAACCAAACACGCTACAAACACAGGCGCAATTTGAAGCCCAAGTCGTAGGTTATACCCGGGCCTATGGGTATTGCCCTGTTATCTTCAAGGGCCCTATTGGATTCCCACCGACTGAGATGTGGGTACTTCCTCCTCAGTTTTGTGATATTGTCATTGATGACCGAAAGAACCCGTATAACGTAAGGAAGAACAGCGATTGGATTGATAGGTTTACTTTCAAATACGGGCAATTTGATACCGTTATCAATCCTGATAAGGTGTATTTTTTTACGGCAAATACATTACCGACTGATAACTTTTATTTACCTGAATCACCATTAGGACCACTAAGCAAACCAATATCAATTCTGATTTCGTACTACAATGCGGAAAACGAAATGATGACGCATAGAGGTCCGAGAGGTATATTGGCAAACACCGCAGCGGGTGAACTTGACAGGGAGCCAATGAGTACTGAGGCAAGAGATGAGATACAACGCGACTTCAAAAATGCATACGGATTCCAACCGGATCAAAGCCAAATCATCATTACAGATGCAGCCCTTCAATGGCAATCAATGTCATTCAATGCAACTGAATTAGGGCTGAATGAAACCTATAAACGTGCCACGTTTGACATCGCAACGGGGTTAGGTTATCCGAAAGACCTGTTGCAACTTGAAGGAAGCACTTTCAACAACCAAAACACCGCATGGAAATCATTGTATCAAGATACGGTTATGCCTATGGCAGAATCGTATTGTATGCAATTAATGGAGTTGCTTAAAGTGGATGTATCGAAGGTTCTGATTAAAAAAACCTATGACCATTTAGAAGTCATGCAAGAAAGCAATGAGGAGAAAGGGAAGGGGATGAAAGCTATCACTGAAGCCGCTGAAATGCAGTTTAATCTAAATGCAATCACATTCAATCAGATGTTGGAAATGATAGGGCAGAAGCCTATCACAGACGGCAACCGATACAAGTATCAAATGAGCGAAATTTATGAAAATACTAACGAAACAGGAAGCGGAGAGGGTGATACGCCTGAAGAGAGCTAAACTTGAAAAAGAAATACTAAAGGAAGATGAAAATATTTATACCGGAACTGAACAAAACCTTCACAAACAAGGCGGAACTATTCAAGGAATTGAAGGCCAACGAATCGAAGTTGATAGCGATAAAGAAGGCTGCAATATACGAATCGAAGAGTAAAGGTCAGTTTGCGCCGTTTGAATTGATGAAGGATGCAGTAAGCCAAAAGGGGCAGCCGTTTCCGATGAAATCAACTGCGGTTTATCCCGTAATCAATACCATCAATTATTATGATTCACATGGTGACGTCCACAGGCCCGGCATCTGGTCTAAGTCAGTCAATGAGCAGGATGGAAAGTTGTTCTACGTCATGGACCATGAACTTAAAACCACAAGTATAATCGCATGGCCTTCGGATGTGAAGCCGATGGTTAAGGTGGTATCATGGGCGTTCTTAGGTAAGAATTATGCCGGAACAACTGAGGCGCTGGTTTATGAGATTGAAATGGATAAGATAGTAAACCCAATCGCAAAGGAAATCATTGAACAAAAACGCCCGATACAAAACAGCGTCCGTATGCAATACGTTAAACTTCGTTTAGGCATCAATTCAAACGATAAGGAATACGCTGAAAATAAACTATACTTTGACTCTGTTTACCCCGAAATCGTAAACAAAGAAGCCGTTGATGAAGCGGGGTATTTGTGGGGCATAGAAGAAGCAAAAATAATTAAAGAGGGTAGTATGGTTCCTTTTGGGAGTAACGATGCAACCCCGATAACATATCCTGAATCCGTCGATGACAATTCAGACAACCCCGATCCGGCAACTGCCAATCAGGTGGACTATTCAAAGCTCGTGAAGCACAATTTTTTTAACTATTAAAAATCACAAACAATGGAATTTAACGAACAAGAAAAAGCCCTGATTTCAGAAATCACAGGTCAGGCGCAAAAGTTTGTCACCGACAAATTGAACGGTATGATAAACAATCAGGAATTTGCTTCAAAGGTGGAAGCATTAAACGAATCAATCAAAACGGAAACTAAAGCCGTTCAGGACTCTTTAACAGACACATTGAAGGCTCAAGGTATTGCAATCGAAGAATTGCAGGCCATGAAACAACGTGACTACAAAGAACCAACATTTTCGGACCAAGTAAGCAAACAATTAGGTCAGCACATCGAGCAATTGAAGAATTGGAAGCCGGGCCAGTCGGTTGAGATGTCAATCGTAAATAAGGACGTTGCCAACATGAGTTCAAGCAACTACTCAGGAGGCTTTGTTGGGATTTCTTCATGGGACCCAAATGTGGGCCAATTTGCCCGTCGTGCGCCATTCTTGCGTCAATTAATCAGAACCCGTCCGATTGCAGACCAATATATCAGTTGGTTTGACAAAGCAACTCCAGAGGGTGGTGCAGGTATGCAGACAGAAGGTAATGCTAAGTCACAAGCCGACTTCAATTTGGTTGAGCGCAAATTACCTGTTGAAACCGTTGCATCTTATGTAACCGTTACTAAGCAGGCATTGGCCGACTTGCCTTACTTGCAGTCAATCATCAATGATGAATTACGCGAATTGGTTGAGTTAGAATTGGATTCGCAAATCTTAACAGGTAGCGGTACAAGCCCGAACTTGAAAGGAATTGAAACATACGCAACTGCTTATGCAACAACCGGATTTACTGATTTGATTGAGAACGCCAATATCTTTGACTTCCTTGTAACTGCAAAAGCTCAGGTTGCTAAATCAAACTATAACGCAACGGTTGCATTGATGAACCCAAATGACGTTGCTTTGCTTCGCATGGTGAAAGACAAAAACGGTCGTTATGCTACGGATGTTCCGGGCGGGTTGATGACCTCTGCCGGTCTGTTGGTTGTAGAAAACAATGGTGTTACTGCTAATGAAGCCTACATCCT